ACTTTTATTAACATTAGCACTTATGATATTACCACTCTGGTCTTTAGTAGTAGTACCTATAGTGTCTACATCACTTATCTTACCAGTACGATCTTGTACAAGTTCTATAGGGAAGATGTCGACAGCGACTTCATCTTCCACAATATCTTTAGCTACTATCCCGATACTATATATTGTAAGCTGACTTCCCATGTATTTCCTTCTTATATTTTAATAACCCATCTCAGAGTATATCCTACCAGGTTTTCGATAGAATCCCAATGCCTCAAATGCAGTGTACGCTATATTGAGACTATCAGTAACGATTCTTTTACTATCAATAAACTTAATTATCTCTTCTGGTATACCACTACCACTCACAATAGATAAGGGTGGTCTGAATGTTCCCATAGCCTCTCTCTTATATTTCTTAATGAAATCACTAAGTTTACTCTTAACATCTTCGTCTTCTATACTATCAACAAATTCTCTTAACCTCTTTTTAGACTTGATGATAGTTGGTATCTTAATAACCATATATGTAGGTTCTCCAGGAGAACCATACTTTCCTTCAAATACTTCATGCCATAATATGTGGTTGAGATAAGGTGATTTCGTAGGTATATCTTTATACGATTTCTTATCTTTTATCTTATCTTTACGATAGATAGATATATCACCACTTTTAATAGATTTTAATATACTCCTTTCCATATCAGCTATCTGTGTTACATAGCTATGTAGCTTAATCTTATTACCGTTAGATACATGTTCGTTAATATCTGTTAACATCTTATGCACACGGTCTACTATACTCTGGTCCATAGCTGAAGCGATAAGGTGTACTCCCTTTAACTCTAACTCTGGTTTATCAAAGATATTACCTTCTTGTGATAAGGTATTAGCAAAGTAGTGTTTACTAACATTAGTGGCTGTGAATACTGTCCAGAAGAACTCATTCTTCATCTTCAATAACTCTACTCTATCTGCATCAACATTCATGTTCCTTGCGAATATCTTTAAGTGGTGGTCTATAACTTGTGTATTGATAGTCATAGCTGCAGCTGATAAAGCGATAGCTTCAGCTGTGAATTTAATATGACCAAAGTACCACTCCACCCATTTATCATAGCTACCACATGTACTATCTGTATCTGATAATACAATAGAATCCCTCATCATATCTTTAATATAACTTACACCTGGCGGCATGATATCAGTTGTGAAGAAACACCTAAAGAGTAATCTATACTTGTAGAGTATCTTCATAACATGTTTAGTAGTAGATGCTAACACACACAGTAGTTTCTCAGGATTAGTATCTTTGTTATGTAACTTATTGAAATTCTTATCATCTACTTTACCGCCCGAGTAAATTATCTTGTGTTTTATATGTATCAGATACTCTTTAAATGTTTTAACGGTACCATCTCGATACTCTTTTGATATAAGGAATTTTCCTTCTAAGTCAATTAACTCCTGTAACTCTTTATAGTTAATATTCTTACCCTTAATATCGTTCATACAGATATGGTGTGTTAAGTTGTTAATACCCTCAGCAGCATTATTAAGGTCACTAAGGTAGTTAGTACTACCGTGTTCACATCTTCTTGACATGTTATATAGTAACTTCTTAACAAAATCATTATTGTATTTCTTCATATGCCATAAATCATTAACATACATGATAGCAGCTAACTCATACCCCTCTAGAGTAGATAGGTACTGTAACATATCTTTATCCCAATTAACATCACTCCAGTACCATCTAGAGCTATATTTTATCATGTCTAATACCTCTTGAGGTGTAGGTATATATAAACTATATTTATGGATAGTATTAGTCACAGTGTTCTTCTTAATATTAGTAACAATCGCAACTACATAGTTAAGAGTTATGTCACTATTACGGAACTGTTTATTACCAGCTATGACCGATTCTGTAACAGCGTTACCTATACTAGCAACAGACCTAGTTATACTAGTTAGTGTATAGTGCGCACTAGGATTATATAATATAGTCGATTTTGATGCGTAAGCGCCCGATAACGAGTTGTTGAATATTTTACGTACCTTTTGTAAGGTATTGTAATATAAGCTCTTAGAGGTGTCTCCTAGCTGTTTATAACTGAATGCTTTCTTCTTGTCACTAGAACGCTTAGCTATATTGATGGCTAAGAAGTCAGCATGTATACTTTTCTTCTTACTAGGGTGTATATAACTAGTACCAGATGGAACTAGAACTTCACCTGCTTGAACAACTCCTTCTAAATAATTTGTTAAGTGGTCTTCCTTAACTTCCATATCACCTCGGTCGTTCCTACAGTTATATTTAACTACAGGATTAGTTATCTTTCCTTCCCTCTTTTGTGTAGTTAAAATCTCTTTAACTAATGTATTAGCATGTTCAGAAGTAATACCATGTTTACCACTTAAATACTTTGTAGCTTGTCTAATATATTCCTCTACAGGATTTAAGTTAATATTATATTCACTCGGCGACCGTTTGAATATTTCGTTTCCTGTTAGATCGTCCGAAGTTACCATAATCTACCCTTATATTTATTAAAGTTTCTTTCTATTATATCTATATCAAAAAATTAATCCCTCTGTAAATAAAATACTATAGTTCTAGGTGTACACCTAGAACTATATTTTATAGCGTTTTTATATCTATATTCCCATAACCTAGTTCTAGTAAAGCATTCCTCAATATAACTATATCGCTATCTTTAGCTTGGTAGACAGTTATACCTAGGTTAACAGTATTGACTTTAGTAATACTATAAGAGTCTATATATTCATAAGCGAGTAAGATTTTCCTACCATCAACATCTAATAATACATATTTTAAATCTTCGACCCCAGGAAGTGCAGGTACAATACCGATAACCTCCTGGTGTAGTGTGTGTATATCACGATACTTAATCGCTTCTTCAGCAGTCATAATGCCTATAACTTTCACATTACTAAAATTAGCACCTAGTAGAGTCGGTGCTAGTGTAGAGAAGTCATAACTTTGATTCAATTCCATTTTCATCATTTTCTCCTTAATATTAACATCTAAGTAATCTCCAGAATGATACGGTATGTATTAGCTTTGACTACCATATAATCTTTACTGTATACATCATAGTATACCATTAAATCTAATAGTTCGAATGGCGCGTGTTTAATCACAGCTACTAACTCAGCTAATACCATATCATTAGTCATATCAGGTATACCGCTAGCTATCTCTTCTACAGAAGTATCTAAATCAACTATTATACTACTACATCTCTCTAACCACTCTTCTTCAGTTACCCTATCAGTATCCCCTACTGACTCTTCTCTAATAGGTCTGTTAACAGTATTTATACCTAAGTCTATTAAAGTTTGTGTTAACTCTAACACCAACCTTTCATCTGTATCTTCTGCATCAAGATTCAGTACTTCTATCAGTCGAGCTATCAGAGTAGATTGTGGTAGGATAACTGTGTATGTTGAGTTATGATTCATAAGTGACAATATGTTTCAATACTGGATATGTTCCTGACATGGTAGTCTCCCAATAACTAATAATAGCTTCACTAACCCAATGACTCAATAGTTTATCTACTAACTGTTGATAGAATAAAGGTGTGTTAGGACCTAATTCTACTTTACTATGGGATAAGTGTGAACCAGCACATAACTTTTGAAACGCTGCTATACCTTCATTTATACTATACTTCTCACTAGTCTTTAACGATGTTAAGTACATATGAAACTCTTGGGTCAGATCTACAGTCTTAGTCTTTAACATTACTCCATCTCCTTTACTTTAAAAGTATCTATATTCTAAAATAATATTACCGTTATTTTGTATATATTTACTATATTCGATATTACTCACTACAGGAGTAGGTATGTAATATAATATAGTCATCTCTATTACACCAATACAATATAGTATATGGTTATTATATGTTAGTTCATCACATATAACACTATCCTTATTCTTCTTTAAGAAATCTGCTATGTACGCCTCCATGAGCCGAACAGGATCTTTATCAGCGTTCGGAGTCTTGCTGTAAAACTCCAACAACTTCAACTCGACCTCTTGACCAGGGACAAGGACCCCTGTCAACTTTTTGAAATTAGTCATATCGAGACCGATAGTATTATATACCATTAAGTGCCATGTGTATAAACAGTTGGTTTCTTAGCATAGATTACTGCTTTACAAGTTATATTGAATACCCTAGGCGTAGTATAGTCACTATAGATTTGGTCTTTGATAATAATATCGAACTCATTAACTTCGTAGAAGTAATCCCATGACCCTATTCTACTAGTCGGGTTAGGTACGATGTATTTGGTTATTTCAGACTGCAAGATATTCTGAATTTGTTTTATTAAATCAACTACTAACTCTTGAGCTTTGTTAATGTTAATGATACGGCTAGTGATATTGAACTTATCTAAAATAACATATTGAATATGTTCTAATAACTCTAATGTACTTCTGTTATCTCTATCCCCCATAGTTATCTCTGTTAATAGATATTTATATAAATAGTGCAATATCAGTTCTGGATACTCACCATCGAATTCTAGTGTTTTCAGTAGCTGTGCTACTTTAGTATAAGTAACACATAGGTTATCTAAACTAAGCATTATAGCACCTGTTTTATATTCTGCTAAATCTAAATTATTACCTATACTCTTATTCCAATGTTCAGTGAATTCAGTAATTTCTATACGCATTTTATCTCTTTCTTTTTTTTTTTAATTTTATTAAATGTTAAGGTTACTCATTCTTTGTACTTCTAAATAGTCACAATACTCACTAAATCTAACAGCTCTGATATCTCCATGGTTATGTATTATTACTCTATCTCTTGTTGTATCAAATTGAAACAGATACCCTGGAAACCTACAAGTGTGTTTTATAACTTTAGTCTTGATACGATCGACTATATTTAAGATAGAGTTAATATCTATCGTGTGACCTTTTATACACGGTAAGTAATTCAATACTATATCAATATCTTCGATATAGCTATCGATGTAACTTATTCCACCTAATGGTATTAACGGATTTTTTATAAATAAATGTTCGTCATCTTTATTAGACTGACATATCTCAGATTGCAATATCGCTATTACCATTTCTATTGATAGAAATGGGTGGAATGGCGTGTTACTTACATTGCCTTGATTATTATACATTTCTATCTTTGCTAACGATTCTAATGGAAACCTGAACCCTTTAGCATATACGCAATCCTTTATGAGGTGTATATCAGGAATATATTTCATAAATAACTTATCTAACATAACTAACTCATTCTCGATGTCTTCTAATGCGATACTCGGGTGTTTCACATTAATCACTTGTTTCATAGACACTTCCTTTAATATTAACTAACCATTTTATCCCATAGCATGATTAAAGTCAGTGTGTTACCTCGAAATGATATAGAAACAGCTACATTGTCTCCATATTTAAAAATATGATAGTCTATTGAGTCTAAGCGTGGGTAGAAATACCCTATTATAGTGTCTACATAACTATTGTACACACTACGACGATATTTAGGTAACTGATGGTCATTAGCTAATATATCTTTAAAGAGATATCCATTAGTTACAACTACGCCATTATCGTTAAGCATCTTCCTAACACTTATAGAGATAAGTGACTGGATATGAGCTATTTCCGTATCGTCACTGTAATGGTTAGGTACTTCTCTATCACACTCCCATTCGAACACATACTGTTTAATTGCAGTTATCACAACTTCAACATCTATAACCATCTTAAACATTCTGACACTTCGTGTAATATCTTGAGAATCACTCATACTTCACTTCTCCTAACTTAACTATGTCTATGGTGGTATCATCAAACTCAAAGACCATAAAAAAAAGTGATATAGCAGTTTTACCTGCTATATCATTCTTAGTTATAAAACCAGTCCGTCATTATTCATAGTTCCAGCATCTGTTCCTAAACTATCACTCACAATACTTTTAGCTATAGTATTGAACTCATTCAAGGTAGTACTCAATGCTCTATGTTCATCAGTTAACGCACCTGCAAAAGTTATTAGATGTACAACAGGTGGAAATAGTTTTCTATGTGTCACATGGCTACTGTGACCTTTCTTAGTATGTAACAGAATGAACCCAGTGTCAGTATCTAAGTTAGTATGCGTCTCTTTGTCAACATTTTTCTCTGGTGTGATTACAATAGTGCGCGCGCCAGTTGGTGTGTAGCTTTTAGGTATGTTATCTTGAGGACGCCCAGCAAAAGTTTGGATACCATATAGACCAGGTTGTATTTTCAAACTAGCGTAGTCTACTTGGTTAAGGAAGTTCTGCATATCTTTATTATCGATAGAGTTTATACCAGCACTTAAAAACAGTAGAGTAGTTGTAATAGTGTTGTATAGTCTATCATTTATAATCTGTTCTGCGTTACACTTACTCTCTTCATCACTAAGATTGACATTGTTGTCATATATCATACATAACGCAGTTTTCGTATTGACAGCTAAAGCATTGAATGTCTCAATAACCTTTATAGTATTACTAGTACTAATACTTGTAGAGCTATCACCTACACAGACACAAATACAAGGGATCTTCAATGATAGTAACTTATTAACTATACCATACGCTGCTATGTTACCAGTCCCACCTGACGCAGAGAATATAACTAGATGGTACTCTCCAGTTACAGGTTCTTTGATTCCTTTATTGTCTAAATATGAATGCATACTGCTTAATATGTCAGATGCATGCGTACTTCTCTCTCCGCCAGAACCATCTATCAATGGTGTATCGTGGTTCTTAGTTTCTATCTTCCAAAATTCGCCTTCTAAGATAGGAACATTAACACCTTTAATATTAGCTCTTGAAGTATCTATATAGTTATGTTCGATACTAGGTAACCCACCGCCTTGACCGTTATCACACACTTTCTTCATAACATCGATAGCTATATTAATACCACACCCACCGCAATAGTGAACATATACATTATTCTCTCGTTCTTCTGTTTTCTTCATCTGACTTTCCATGATTACCGACCTTTATTTATAGTTTTTTGTTTTTCTGAATTCATGACTACCACATTCACACCAAATTGGTCTTTGATTGTGTCGCACTATTTTTTTACAACTAGTACATTGGAACAACTTACGCTTCTTCTTAGAAGAGTATGTTCTACTTAGTGTCTTACTTTTAGATTCTAGACACACCTCACAGAGTTTCTGTTTCTCGATTATCTCGTTAAGCGACTTAGCTATTGCCGCCGTCTTACATCTTTTACAGATATACTCCATATTGACTACCTCCGAGTCTAGTATTATTTTGAAATAGGTAGGTTTATGCCATCTACCTATCTAAATGATATATGTGTAATATTTAACGATATCACTTATTACTATTCCATACTTTCTTATTAAGTACTTTAAACGAGTGTTGTATGTTCTCTTTATGACTCACCCACTCTAGATTAACTCTACGGTTATCATTACGATTACCATTCTTGTGATTGACCTCCTCTCTATTCTTGATAGTAGGTAGATATAGACTAGCAACTATACGGTGCGCTTGTATGTGCTTCTTCTTACGATGACTATTAGTTAAGACATACTCAACATAACCATCTCTAGTGATGAATGGTTTCATCTTATGACAAGATAAGAGACCAGTAGTCTTCTCTCTATCTGTTTTATCCATAAGGTATACATTACCTTTATCATCAGCTAGGTATCTATTGTCGAATGTATAGTTTTTCATCTTAGATAGATTCTTCATTTTAGTTATTACTATTTTAACTTTCATACTCTAAGCCGTCATATGAGCTATAACTAGTTCATTAACACCCACCGAAGATGTAAAGATAATCTCACCCTCAGGTGAAACATAGTATTTTCTATCATTTAACATTTTTTCTATCTCCGCTATACTCTCGTCAGTATGCATAGTATTAGCACTCATAGTGTCCCCATCAAAATCTGCCGTTAGTGTCTCTAGATGACAGAAGTGTGGGCTTAAGCTAGCTACGAATTCATCATCAAGGTTCGGATACTCGATAATATCTCTTACATTACCTTGCTCTCTAAATTGAACCTTACGACCAGTCACAGTAGTCTTAACATATAACTTAGTAGGGTATACACCACCCATAGATGCCACAGGGTATCTAGTCACGATAGCAGGATATTTATCCCTTATATCATATATAGCTAAATATAATAACTCAATATATGTTATAGGCCGTAGATACTTTTTATTATAAGTATCATCTAGATTTTTAGTGTCGAATATAACTTCTATACTTTTACCATCGTCATATATCAAGAACATATAATAACCATCTATAGTTATAGGACTCACCTTAATACTATCTTGTGCTAACTTCGAAGTTATGTCATCTAACCCTTCTAAGGTTAACCACTCATCTCGTTTCTTAATATCTATAGTTACAACTTCAGTTGACATACTCTTAGGGTTAACTAATACAGCATTGTTATTATCTGGAGACAGTATCTTATTGATATACTTTTGATGTAGCCTATGGGCAGCTATAGCTGGCAGTGATTTAATGTATTGATACAGACCCATGACTGTATGGTCCATAGTTATACTATTAGGGTCGTCTAGGTCAGTACATAAGTTAACGCTAGGAGTTATAACATTCCTAGTACCATCGACTATAGCACGCTTCGCCCATTTACCTTGTATGAACTTATTCTTACCATCTAACAACTCTTTGAAATGTAAATATAGTTGTAGGGTTATATTCTGTATCTTGAGCCTTATAGGGTCTAACATAGTTAAGTTATCTTTAGTAACTTTAATATTACTAAGCAGACTAACACTACCTAAGAGTGAACGATATATATCATTAACTTCATCTTCAGATACGCCATCTTTAGATATCTCATAATCTCTTAAGCCTGCAGGTAACACTACCCATTTATTAATCCAGATTTTCTCTCTAAGAGACTTCGTAACTAAATCAATCCTAGCTTGCCTCTGGTCACCTCCTTTAACAAATGCTATCTTAGGAAGGTGGTCTATGAAATATGTATACCCAGTTCCACTATCTTGGTCTTCCGAGGTAGCTATCCTAAAATCATTGATTTCATTATCAAACACGACTTCTTTATTACCAGACATTATCTCGCCATATAGAGATTTCAGTGAGACTAGTTGTTGGTATACCAACGGGTGTAATATATCAACATGGAGGTTAATGTAACCTGGAGTCTCAGACCGCAATGGTGAGCCTATCGGGCCGAATATCTCAGTACTAAATAACCCATCTCTTGAAAATAGATTAGAGTTGGGTTCGAATATATTAGCTACCTTAACTTCTCCTAAATACTTCAGCTGTGCTGGCTGAAGCATTAATAAGTCTATATTAAATAGATTTCTATCTAATGGTAATTGTGACATTAGTTTCCTTTAATATGGGATTATAGAACCCTTTTAAACAAACAAAAGTTACTATCATTAGAATACAAAAATATAACTATGAAAGGAATAATAATGACTGATAAAGATGACGGTATGGATATTGACATGGACGATGATTTAGGTCTAGATGATGACCTAAGTGATCTCGAAGCTGATTTAGGGTTAACAGAACCACCTCCTACTACTGACGCTAGGGAAGCTGTTGGGAGAGCGTTAAAAGACTCTACATCTGGAGTACTGAATTCATTAGGTAAAGAAGATCCTCTGGATAAAGCACACGAGTTAGCTAAAGATGCTATACCAGATACATTAGCTACGGAAATAGCTGACGCTAGTGAAGTGTATAGTGGTATTAAACAACACTATAAAGATTCAGTTAAAGATATTAAATCCTCAGTACGCTCTACTTTAGAATCTGTAGAGAAAGTAGTTCCAGAGGACTCAGTAGTAACAAATGTTCTAAGTAAGATAAAGAGAAAGCTATCCGAAGAAGAAGAGTTATCAGATACCCCAGAGAGCCAAGCGGCTATACAACAAGCACAGATATCAGCACAACTACTTGAAACATTTGGGGAACAGAAAAGTACTGAAGAGGTTAGGAGCGTATTAGATACTGCTATGGCTGAGAAGCGACATCTAAAAGAGAAAGAGTTATTAGCTAACATAGCCGTCAATACAAGCTCAACTCATAGCTTTAATACTAAGATAACTAATGCATACTACCGTAGGACTTTAGAGTTACAATATAAGTCTCTATTCACAGCTAAAGAGCAACTAGAAGCACTTAAGACAGGTGTGAGCGTATCAAGTGGTCAATTAGAAACACTTATCAATAACACAGCTCTACCAGACTATTTGAAAGCTAGAAGTACCGAAGCTCTTAAATACTCATTAGCTGAAACAGGCAGACAACAACTTAGTGAGTTGTTCTATTCAGAGAAAAACCCACTACATATACTTAAGACTAACGCTATAGATAAGATGTCTAATGTAGTATCTTCTATATCTAATGGACTAAGCTCAGCATCATCTCTAGCAGAAGAGAAAGCTTCGATAGATGATATGGGTAGTATAGGAGGAAGCAAAGCCTCTATGATAGGTAGTATGGTAGGTGATACCATACGAGGTAAAGTAGCTAAGCTTATAGGTAAAGGTGTCTCTAGTACGGAGACAGGGGAAGAGGGTATATACCGTGTTAAAAATGCTATGGCTGACCTACCATCGTACTTTAAAGACCAAGCAGAGTTAGCTAATAATGAAGATGGTTTCATTAATGGCACTAAAGGTAAGTTATACTCACTATTACAAGATTTATCTTCTAGTGATGAAGAAGAGACAGTGCAGTTCGCTAAACAAGATTTAGATATAGCAACGGCATTTGATAATAGAGCACATAGTTCAATTGTTAAGATCATACCTAATCTTCTAAGTAAGATATATGGAGAGGTCAAATCAATAAGAACGAACGATAATGACCCAGTTAGTAATGAGTTAGTATATGACCATAATAATAACGCATTTCATAGTCGTGAAGAGGCTGCAGATACTATTAAACAAGACCTTACTAATAAACTTGTAACAGGTCCGAACCATCATTTTGAATCTGTTAGAGCTAAACTAAGCGAAGCTACAGGTTATGATATACCTGAAGCAGATGTACCAGATGTCCGTGCTGCGTTATTCATGCATCTACTCAATGGAGGTAAACTTAATAGTGAGAGTTTAACTCAACCAGAGTTCATTACTCAGTTACCAGAAAGATTGAGAGAACCTATAAGAGAAGCTGGTACAGAGTTAGAACAAGCTGTTCGTAGTGACCCAGAGTTATTAGATAGTCTTAATAAAGACATTAAGAGTATTAAGTATACTCTACCTAATATCAATAAGGAGTTAACTGACTTACATACAGCTGGCGATAATGATGTAGCTATGAGTCTAGGTATCATGCAACAAGATGCTCGTACTAAAGAGTTCACTGTAGACCAAGAAGGTGTTAAAAAGTTACTTATTGAAGCATCTCGTGATATAAAACAAGATAGTGTAGATAGAGAGCATGATTTTAGACAGACTGTATCTGATAATGAAGATGAGATTAAGGCAGAGTTATCTGAACAGATAGATAATATAAGAGACACTTTAGGACTAGGAGATAGACTTACTACAGACGAAGATACTTTACCAGAGATACTTAGACCTACTTCTATAGCTAGAACTAGACAGTTCGTTACAGATACTAAAGATAACATAGTTAACAGTGCTGAAAAAGTTAAGAATCGAGTACAAGCTAGGTTAACTACTACAGAACCTGATAATACACTTACTACTAGACCAACTATATCTCTTAAGGATATAGTCGATACTAAGTTACAAGAAACCACAATAGGTCAACCTACATATACTATTCCATCTGTAACAGAAGTAGTGTCTAATGAGGTGGTAAAACCGTCAATACCGATAACTTCTACATTAGGTAAACCTGTTATTGATAACACTTATTTATCTGTTAATAATAAACCTATAGTACAGGATATCCCAACAGATTCATCTATAGTAACTGAACCAAAATCGAATATGGTTCGTAAGGTGGATAAAGAGTCAACTCTACCAACTACATATAAAGATATAGAATTAACACTATTAGAACCTGAAGATGAAGCTATGTTCCGTACACAGTTCTTTAGTTCAAATGAGTACATAACAGGCGCTGTTACTTCGTTCGATGCATACCTTAGTTCATTAGGATATACTAGAGAGACCAACTTAACTGTCTTAAAGAGATATAACGACCAAGCAGTTGAGGTAGTTAAAGAGAAGTTAGTTAGAAAGTATGGTGACCCGTATGCTATATTTAGAGATAAGATAAAAGGTATATTAGATAATAAACCAAAAGCTACTGATGATGAGCTAGAGCAAGAGTTCTTATCTTCGGAAGAGTATCAATCTGGGTTAGTTAAGAATCTAGATGAATGGAAAACTGCTCTTAATAAAGAGAGTGTTGAAGAAGCTAGTAGTAAGAACCAATATAACAGAATCAATAACTTCTTCAAGAAGACTAGGTCTCTAGAGAGAAAATTACTTAGTAAGGGTGTTAAGAAGATATTTGGTAAGAGAGAAAAAGAGTATGATGAAGATGGTAATGTTATCAAGTCTAAAGGTCTGCTTAGTCGAGGTATAAGTGCTGTAGGTAGTACAGCTAAAGTTAGTGGTAAGGTGTTAGGTTCAATGTTCGGGATAGTTGGTAATAGTGACGATAATGGTTATAAACCTGTTAACAATACTGCAACTAAAACTAGAGCATTAGAGCGTAAGGTCTTAAGTAAGATAATAGGTAAGAGTAAAGAGGCTGCAGGTGCTGTTAAGCAAGGGTTAAGTATTACGAATGATACCGTGCAAGTTAGCGCTAAAACACTTGGCTCTATGTTAGGTGTCTACGGTAATCAGAATAAGAAAAAAGATGATAAGCTATCTAATACTTTAGAACTTATAAGTAAGAAGTTAACTCCTAAAAAACCATCGTTCAATGATAAAGATGGTGATGGTGATAGAGATGGTAACTGGAAGGATAGATTGCTATCTATATCTAAAAAAGATAACTCATCCTCTGTAGTCGCTGGTAAGGTAGAGGAGGCTACTAAAGATAGTAATGGTATAAGTAAAGGTATGGGTATATCTACCGTACTTCTAGGTATACTAGCAGCAGGTAAAGCTATGGGTGTTACGCTAGAAGATGTTAAAAGTTTTGCTAAAGGTATGTGGGATGGCATTAAAGGTGTAGGTACTGTATTAGGCGGGGTATGGGACGTATTGAAGACCATTTGGGGTGGTGTTAAGAGTGGTTTTAATTACATTAAAGATGGATTTAACTATATTAAGACTTTACCACAAAGTTTATCACTTAGTATAAGGAGAGCTATACCTACTGTGATGGGTGGTCTGAGTGACGAAGAGTACGCTCAAGAGAAGTCTATTTTAGATGCTAAAAGAGCAGGTACCTATATAGAGCCTTCTGAGGGGTCTCAGAGCGATTATAGTGATACAGGTGACGTAACAGATGCAACTATGGCAGGTTACGCTGTAGGGGGCTTAGCAACAGCGTATGCGGGTAAGAAAGTATATAACGGAGTTAAGAGAGTTGCTGGGGTAGGTAAGAGTGTCTATAATGGAGGTAAAACTATAGTTGAGACTGGTAATAAAGTTAAAGAGAGAATACAAGCTAAACAGACTAAAGTTAAGACACCTAAAAGTGTTACTACTGCTATAGAGAAAGCTAAACCTCAGGCAGGTAAAATCATGTCTATGTTGAAGAGATTCAAATCTAAACTTATTAAGAAGTTTGGTGAGAAAGGTGCAGCTAAGTTGTTAGCTAAACTAACTGCTAAGATAGCAGCTAGAGCTGTTCCATTCGCAGGTGCTGCGTTATTAGCATATGACGCCTATAGCATCTCTAAGTACATGATATCAGATGGATTAGATTTCCAGAGTGCCGTAAGTAAAACTATATTAGGTTTCGATCTATTTAAAGATGATGATTTACCTACTAACGAAGATGGTACACCTATGAAAATTGAAGATGGTATAACTACTGATGTATCTCCAGTGTTACAGCAAGTTAAAGAGGTAACGCAGAACAATAATCCGTCTAACACATCTCGTACAGTAAGTTACCAATCTATAGATGAATCTAAGACTGAACAAGTTAACACTATTAAGTATAAACCATCTATCATTCAGCCAGTTAATAGTGATGTAGATAGAAGTGTGGATATTAATAGACAACCCAGTAATAAAGCCGAAGTCAAAGCTATGTTAGATGATGTTAGTCGTAAAACAGGTGTAGATTCAGCTACACTACAAACATTTGCTGCTATGGAGTCAGGTCTTAACCCAGAAGCTAAATCTAAAACATCATCAGCATCTGGTCTATTCCAGTTCTTGAAACGAACATGGAAAGATGTATTAAATAAACATGGTAGTAAGTATGGTATACCTAAAGATACATCTCCATTCTCAGCTGAGGCTAATGCTACTATGGGAGCAGAGTTTCTTAAGGATAATGCGAACGCATTAAAATCTGTTAAATCTAATATTGAAGCAGTAGATTTATACCTAGCTCATTTCTTAGGAGCAGGCGGAGCTAAGAAGTTCCTTAAGGCCGATAAACAGGCTATCGCTAGTAAGATATTCCCAGCTGCAGCTAAGTCTAATAAACCGATATTCTATAACAGAGATGGGTCATCTAGAAGTATAGGTGAGGTATATGAGTTATTCAATCAGAAAGTTATTAAGAAAGCTAAAAACTACGGTATAGCACTTAACCAACCTGATTCAGTCATACCGACTAATAATATAATAACAAAACCACTACACCCTCCACTTACATCAACGACTAATGTTGTCCCTGTAGCAGTTAAACCACCTACACCTAATGTAGTACCTGTGGTTAGTAAAGACCAAGGTTTCCGTACTCAGACTGAAGTAACTACAGAGTTAGTTAAAGGTATTAGAGAGCGTAAAGAACAGTCTCGTAGGATAAATGTAGATAATGTCAAAATGGGATATCAGAAAACTAGTGAAGTTAAATTAGGTAGTATTGATAATACTCTTAAACAATCATTAGATGTACAGACACATATGGCTTCTACATTAAACGCGATACTGAAGAACTCTAGTCTCGTAGATAAAGAACTTAAACCTATCAAGGAGGATAAAACAATAACACAGAGTGATAGACATACTACTAGACAGTATGCTAATACAACACTACCCGCTCCCGCAGTTTCTCTAGAACGAAGAAAATATTAAAACTAACATAGTATGTAGCTTGAGCTACATACTATGTTATATACGATTTTCATCTTTAGTAACAGTTCTACTTATAATAAACTTAACATTGATTTTCATTAGGAATAGTAATGCCATTACTAAGTCATTAGCGTTATCATTCTTTAACGACTTAGCTAAAGTGTCATCAAGTCCCGAGTTTACCAATATCTGTGGATAGTTGTATATCTCTAATATCATCGTTTTTGTAACGCCTTCCATCATTAGTTCTGTAAGGTAGGACGATAAAAACTCTAACACACTATTTTGTATCTCTTCTTTACTATAAATATATTCTAATATAGTATCACGACACTCCGTTGAACCAAAAGCTATTAGGCTAAGTTTATCTATTTCCGTTATAAGGTCAGCTATTATTGGTTTAGGTATCAATGTCTTTTCAAGTGTTACCGCTAACACCCTTTTCAGCTGCTCTGATCTTGTCTCGTTTTCTTTTTGCATCTATTCCCTTTTTTAATTTATTCCTAGTCCCACTATTATCGTTAAGAGCTGCTATCCCGTGTACAGTCTCATCACCGTTATCAAATGTTAATTTAACACTGAATGTAATCTTCTTAACACTCAACACATTGAAGAGTAATAACATAAAAGTCTTAAAAGTCATATCACCAGAGTGAGCGTTCTTAGTTATAGACGCCTTAGTCTTACGCCCTTCTGGTTTAGTGTTCCTAATATACTGCTCTATCAACCATGGCAATTTATTAGTATAGTTTAAATCCTTTAGTATATTCCTCCATAAGGCAGCTATCAACCCACCTTCATTATGTGCGATTGGTATCTTACCGAGTCCATCACCGTTATTAGGGTTACGCTTTATCATCTCTCCACATTCCTTACAATATAAAGGTTATAACATATTAATAATATGTCATTGTTTTTAATCAATTATCAAGTTCTTTCGATAGTTTATATATGATATCTACTAAGTCATTAGTGTTACGGTAGTACGGTAATAACCTAGCTGCATTATAAGCATGGGTAGGTGTATTACTAGCACTCTTATAATACAACAGACGAGTTTTAAGTAAGAAGAACTTAACAGCCTTTAACCACCCTTTAAGCACCTCATTCTCCTCTCTTACAACTCCACCTTTTTCCGAACACCATTTCCTAAATGAAATAGTGGTGCTGTTGTCTATAGTTATATCTTTAACTGCTATATTTTCGGTATATAGAGATGAGTTAGCTATCTCAAGTAGTTCATCTCTATATTTCACTATATCATCACTTACAAATAAGTGCTCTGTATGTTTATATGGGTTATCATAGAGAGATATATCGCAAGTTAGTAGATAGTTAATTTTACCTATAGTGTTAGTAGTTGATAGTAGTTTATAATCGTATAAGAGTTTCTTCAATCTTTTAAAATTAAGCATAGTTTTAAGTCCTTGTTATTTTAATATTCAAAAATAATAAATTGTTATAAAAATAATCTAGTACAATACCTTCATGTCGCATAGAGTATGAATGGGTATCTACGTATCTCTTGTAATAATACATACCCTATGGCGATAGCATCAACTTCGTGCTCTGTTAGTAGACTAGGGTTAACATGTTTAGTTATTTCACTATAGTTACTAACCGCATTCATCATAGCGTCTTTATCAGCATTCCCCTTACCTTTACCTGCTACTATGGCTTTTATATATTTAGGTGGGTATTCAAACATCTTGATGTATGGGTCTATAGTAGTAACAGTATAATTTATCATTCCGAAATATTGCGATAGCTGCATAACTGCTTTAGGGAAACGCAAATTAACAAAAGCAGTTTCAATAGCAAATGCTAATGGTTGATGTTGTTGAATTATATTACTCACTTTTTCATTTAGTATTTGTAGTCTTGATGTCATTATAGATTTATTCTCATCCTTAATGACATAGTCATCTAGAGCGATAACTTGTGTCTCTATGCTATTGATAACATAGTCTGATTCACCAACAGGGAATTCTATATCCATAACACACACACCTAACACCCCACCTGGGTCAATACTGACTATCTTAAAGTTATTTTCATTCATAAATTATAAGTACATAGGCTCACCGCCACCTAGTTCAATACTTCTTAAGAATCCTTGTGTTGTACCTAAGTAAGCTGTTAACTCTATATCCATACCTACATGCACATATACTTGCGTGCAAGTAGCTTCTTGTACTCCATTAAATATTCTATCCACACCAGTACAGACACCTATCTCTGAAACAGCAGTCTCGCTCAGTTGAAGTATATTGAATACATTCTCTAGCTCTAGTAATTCATTACTAGTTAACACAAAGTCTAACTTCATAATCTTCAATAAGTAATCTGCTTTAGTCGGATCTACTGCACTCTGTGAGCGGTCTATAGCTATAGGGTTGAGTAAAGTATCTACATTAGTATCGTAGATAGATAACTTAGATACTCCATTGTCAGTAGTGACTTTATAGAACTCATCTACTAGGTTAATATTCTCTATCTTTTTAAGATAGTAACACACATACTCTATACCATTAATATGCTCAATAACTCTAAACCTATATTTCGCTCTTTCGTTAGGTATCAAATCATCATCAGTAGCTCTTATGATAAATGGTATCTGTTTAAATAACCCAGCATCAACTGGTGAGTGTTTACTATAACTATATCCATTGTTAGAGATTATATCACTACCACCAACTCCTATAGCGAAGTAATTTATAGTAGGATATACATTATTAGGCACACCCTCAGAAGTTAATATTTTGAACTTCTCATTGAGACTAGTGTTATCAAGTACCTTATAAGGTACACCTGCTAACATAGCAAGATTTAGTGCGTTACCATATACTGTTCGTTGTGAGTTAAGTACCATATCATCAATCCTCCGTATCTTCATGTTCGCCTATAAAATCTCCGAGTTCTAGTTTAGTAGGAGATACCTCTAACTCACCTGGAACTATGTCTACAGGGACATCTATCACTACTTCTGATGGTTCAGTCTGAATATTAGTATGTTTTGCTCTAGCACTACTAATCTGCTTGAGAGTCTCTACTATTTGAGAAGCTACCACTCCTTTAGTTGCTGTGTCATTATGTTTTATTTTAGCAATGACTCTCTTATGGACAGCGTCATCAGCACCATCTAAAACCTCTTTGAGTACTCTAATATCAGAACTATTAGTTGGAACACCGTTAGCTGTCATATTATTAATTATGTCTAATCTAACCTTCTGTGTGGTATTTAGCGTCTTCTGTTCCCCATCGGTATATATACTATTTTTATCATCAGACATTAAGTAATCCTCCTCCATATTAAATTTAACTATACTTCTTCAAAAAAGACGTAGTATTTAGGTTATTTTTTGTAACTACTAGGTTTTAATAGGAACTAATCACTAAAAGGAATAATATGGCTATTACTAAAGATGTTGCCAAAGAACTAACTCTGTCACCACACAAGGTTGCTGCTGTGATGTATACCGATGGTAGCGCAGTTCAAAATGTATCCGTAGGTAGTGGCGCGCACGGGTACATATACCATGACTATGAAGATAAGCCTAATGTTACTAAAGGATTAAAACCTAAGCAAGCTATCACAACTAAAGGTTACAATGAGCATGTTTTAAAAAATGATACAACTGTAGAACATGTGACTCCTTTAGCGTATATAGATGCTATATCTAGCACTACACATAAAGGTACATCTAACACAGCCGAATTAACCGCAGTTATAGAAACTATAGAATATTTTATTAACCTAACAGAATACAAGATAGATAAACTTACTATTAAATCAGACAGCCAATATACTATAGGTGTATTTAATGCACTTAACTCGAAAGGTGGTTATGCTAAATGGTTAGAGAAGAATCCCGCTAATATTACATATGGGTTGCGTATGAGTGAAGTTATAGAGAAAGCTAAAGAAAATGGTATAGTGATTGCACTAGTTAAGGTGTTAGGTCACTCAACATCATTCGGTAACCATTTAGCAGATAGATTAGCACACTTAGCGCGCATGCGTTCAGTGAGCGGTAAAGCTTGTCTAGACTATGTTCTAACACCAGCTAAAGGATACTGGGGTAAAGGTCAACCTATACATACACTACTCAGATTTAAGAATATATATATTCTTAATATAGATACTAACAGAGCTTTAGGTAGAGATAAGTATGGTTGTGAGTATTATGTATTAGATTATAAGAAAGATGCGGAACCAGGTAAGAAATCGCATGAGGCAACATTTGGTTATGTTGAATTGAAAAATTCATCTGAACCTATGTTAGAAGAGTGTTTCAGAAAACATTTAAATTTATTGTCAAAACATGAACATGTACCAGCTACCGTATTGTCTATGGATACAACCGCGATATATTCACAATTTAATAACTTATACCATAAGTTATACGGTGATGATATATACTCTTTTAAAACAACTCCTAGATTTGGACGCTGTGACCAAACTCAACTACAGAACTTTAACAATGAAGTAGTTAGTAGAGTACTACAGCCAGTTGGGCTAGCACTACAAGTTTTTAATAAAACTATAATTTTCAATAGACTAATCGAGAGCTATAGGGTTATGGATAAAGTTAAACCAGAACAAACTTTTGTAGAACTGACAGATAGGATATACGATAAGAGTAATCCTAAGAAAGTAGTGACTCTGTTAGAGATGGGTGAGACTAATTTAGATACAGAAGTAACTATAGGTAAAAAGAAAATTTATATACCTATTGAATTAGGTTCGGACTGCATAGACCGTAATAAATTAAAACAGATAAGTAATCAAGATACAGTAGTCTATGCTGTTATAGACCAAGAAGGTGAAAAGGCGTATCGTGTATATGTATTAGTGCATCTAAGAAAGACTGATGATATAGCTATGTACTGTAATTTTTATAACAATCTAATCTTAACAAAATAATGTAACTACACATAGTCCGAAAGGGACTATGTGTGTATATCATTTTAATTGTTTTAACCTCTTAATAAGGTGTGTTGTCGTCATAGCAGTCTGGTTATAGATATGGTAAATCGTTAATGCGTTAGTGACTAACATAGCCACAGTTTCTAATCTAACAGCTAGTTCTTTAAGTACAACTTTACTGATTTTAGTATTAGATACAGCAATAGTCTTCTCTAACTCATCTACCCTTATCCCAACTCCTACGATAGCTTTTTTAACACTCTCCATATACTCCATATGTGTAGTCTTAGGAGGCACAGTTCGTTCTGTAATTAACAGACTCTTCTCTCTTATGACTTTAAGAGATTGTAGATTGCCTATGAGGTCACTAACTGGTTTAGTATCACTTACAGCTTTCGGACTTATCAGTTTAGATATGGCTTGATGAAGTGTTTTGTTTTTAGCTATAGCGTGATATACAGGAAATGGTCTAGTGCGAGTTCTATGGTCTTGGTTATTTACTCTAGCTGTAAATGTATCTAACTCATCTATAGTAGATATTAATTCAGTTAGAATAGGAGCTACCTCACCTACAGTATCTAGTACTGTTATGATATCTGTATTGAGACCAATAATAACGGGAATCTCCATTTTCCTAGCTTCCATATACCCTTGTCGTTTGATGATTTTATCTATATCACCAGCACTCTTATATATCTCTATAAGGAACTTATTAGTAGGTACTTTTATAGTTGTACGACCAGAAGCATTCCTATGGAATATTTTAGATATGACATTAAGTTTAGATGTGAAAAACTGTGGTATGTTACCTAGGAAACTACCACTCTCAGTTGTGACTAGTAATGGGTACAGTCCTTGTCCATTAACTAACTCTGATAAGATGACTTGTGACTCTTTAAGAATAGAGTGTTTAGTGTAATCTATCTCATAGACAGCAGATAGTGTTTTGTTAGAGTCTATAGTATGCTTCTCTTTTAACCTATCTATAGTTCTATTGAGTAACTCTTCCATAGCTACTAATGACTTTAGGTCATCATCAGTATGTACCTCTATAGCATGCTTAATAGCACTTAGCTCGTACATATAAGTCTGTTCGAAACCACCTATTACCGCGTCGATAAGTTCTATATTAATAGATTTATCCCATACTACATTCATAGCATCAGGACCTTGATAGTTATAAGATATTTCAATCTGGTCATTTTCGGTAGATTCTAAGAACTTATACATAACTTCACTAATGATATCGAACACACCTTTATTGATTTCTATAGGTTTATCATTCATTAGTAATTTATCAAATATACGCTTATCTATACTCTTCATACTACTGAAAAGTAATACAGTACTTAAGTCCGTCATAATCACTCTACTAGACTGGTTAGGCTTTGGCATTTTAATAACTCCTTTTTGTTATCTATTGTCATCATTTATATAAGATATAACTAGGCTAAATATTAACATTAGATATTATATTTTAAGAGATATGTTTTGATAGAGATAATATAACTTAAGGATATAATAATGAACGATAAACTGAAGAAACCAACAGTTAGTTTCAGTGATCTAGGACAACGAGTTAAGCCTAAGATACATATCAATATAGGAAGCCTATTCGATATACCAACAGCATTAATCCTAACAGGTAAACGAGGTGAGACTATCATTAATGGTGGGTTAGGACAAGTTACAGGTATAATAGGCGCAGGTAATAACTATAAAAGCACTATAACTCACTACATGATGTTAGCCGCAGCTGATCGTATGAATGAAGCTGGGTATAAGAAACTCAATACGCGCCCAGATACTAATATAGTTAATATGACCACTTATGATACAGAGATCAATATATCGTTAGATAGATTAGAGTCATTAGCTAGTGCCTTTCCATCACTTCCAGTTAACCCTATCACATGTGAAGATGCAGTATGGTATATAACAGATAAATCCCAAGTAGATGCTAGTCAATGGGCGTTATCGCTTAATAACTATAGTAAGTCAAAATCAAAAGATAAAAATTCATTAGTTACTTACGAAGCATTCATAGACCCTTATACTAAAGAGAATTTAGTTGGTATAGTACCATCATTTGCAGAGATTGATAGTTTAACAGAATTTGAGTCATCTTCTAGTATGGATCAACTATCACAAGATTTAGATAGTTCAGATACTAATACATATGCTATGAAGCAAGGTGCGTTCAAAACGAAGTTCTTATCTCAAATACCTCGTATAAGTACCACTAGTAATATATATCTATTATTAACTGCTCATATAGGAGAGAAAATAGATATGGCTACTGGTCCAGCTAAGTATAATAAACCTACTAAGAAACTCCAATACTTAAAATCAGCTGATACTATAAAAGGAGTATCTACTAAGTTTACATATCTATTACACAACTGCTGGGCTGCTCATACAGCAAGTGTGATGATTAATAAGAGTGATAAAGCACCAGAGTACCCTAGCAGTAACAACAGTACATCTACAGACCTTAATAAGGTCATGTTAACACAGTTAAGAGGTAAGTCTGGACCATCTGGGTTCACTATCGAGTTGATAGTATCACAGGAAGAGGGAGTGCTACCAGCTTTAACAGAGTTCCATCATATCAAGAGCCATAATCGTTATGGTATAGAAGGCAATATGATACATTATCATCTATCACTTATGCCTGAGGTATCACTGAACCGTAAGACAGTTCGTAGTAAGATTGATAACTCTAGATTACTAAGGAGGGCTATTAATATCACATCCGAATTATTGCAGTTAGAGACATACATGGCGGGTAGATTGAAACGAGAAAACTTACTCTGTACTCCTAAGGAGTTATATGAGGATATCAAGGCCTTAGGTTACTCTTGGGATATGATACTCCGTACAAGGGAATACTGGACTGTTAACCAGTATAGTAACCCTAGACCTTATCTAGGAGTTATCGACCTGTTGAAGATGAGAGGTAAGAAATATTTTCCTTATTTCTTAAACAAAGATAAAACATTGAAATCAATGTATAGTGATATTATGAGTGAGGATGATAATGAATAATATGATAATCTTAAATGATGACACTGATGGAGGGTTGAGTAATACGGAAGGCTTATATGATTATAAGGTCATCTTAGAGAGTGTAACAGGAGTCAATATCGACCTATTCTACAGGACTTCTAGTAGGTATCACGCGTCGCAACTGGCTACAAAACATGTGAATAGTGATAGTGTGCATAAGCACCAAGAGTATCAAATTATAGATATCGTTAAGGTGAATTTACCATGCGTTATGATAGCTGTATAATACCAGCTATACAAGAGTTTAATAAAAAAGGGATATATGCATGCCAAATGTAAGTATAAGACAAGCTATGTTGTTAACAACAGCAGGTGTCGCAACTAATAAGTATCTTGATATCGCAATAGAGCAAACCATACCTCTACTTGTTATACAAGATGATATTATAGATAAATGTGTGTTTAAATCAGTAACATCACCACCAGTTACTATGAACACATTGAATAACCAACTTAGTGGCTATGAGATAGATAACAATGGTGTTATCACACTGATAGATAGATATGTGTATGTGGGTAACTGTGTTAGCCCTATCACAGGTAATGTAGTGACTGTATACTACGATAAACAGTATAGTGATTTATTCGTTATACCGTTTATAAACGGTATAGACACTAACGGTATAGTAACTAACAAGTTTAAGTTACCTGTAACAGGTTATTCATTAGGAGCTGGTCCTAATGTCAATACACTTACAACTATATCTAAACTACCATATAAGAGTTTAGAATTACCTACAGCGAAAGAGAACATCAGTATCGAAACTATGAGTGGTTCGTTGAATGGTATAAGTGCTATAAGTGAGGGAGTTATCAATACACACAACCATTCTGATTTAGCTATGACAAAAGATCCTGATACTAAGGTTATCGTTAATAACGCTACTACAACTACGAATCTCGTATCACTTGGTAAAGTATCGGATTTTTTAACAAAAGTAGTTAAGATACCTGTAGGTATGGTAGTACAAATCTCTAAGGAGGGTCATAAGGTGATAGGTATCGGTACTGTGGATACCAAGAGTAGTGATATATACTTTGAACTTAATTTTTAAAGATGTTAGATTATGAATAAGAAAAGAGAAGCTGCTGAAAAGTACATTATAAAACATATAGGGTTATTAACACATAACGACCAGCGTAATATGAATCTATATATTGATTTATTCAAAGGTATGAGTGATAAACAGTTCCATGAGTTTATGATGAAGCTTCGTGATAAGAAGATAACACTGTCTGTTATAGTACCTAACGGAGGAGGTGTTAAAGTAACTGTTGCTAATAATTTTAAAATAGCGAAAAAGATAGGTCTAGAGTTCTTCCAAAGACTTAAAGTTAGTGCTAATGGTGATATACCAGCATACACTACTCCTAATAAGTATTTAGTCTATTACCTACCTGTTAGGAGAGCTGCTCAGTTGTTGAGTAAGAAGATATCTATTCCTGTTAATAGTTCAACTATAGACGCTCTTACTGGACAAGTTACAGGTAAGAGTCAGAGTAGTAAGATAACGCTCCCAGAAACACAAATCCTTCTAGGTATGGACATGGATAACACTGTTTCAGAACTACTTAAAATAAGAGGTGGTGATGAAGGAGCAGCTAGGGCTGCGTCTAATCTACTGTATCAGAATGGTAGTGTAAGTCAAGCCGAGTTAGTACCATACGCTACAGGAGTTCGATCCACTAAGACACTCAATGCATTCTTTAATGCTATGCATATTAAAACTACACTATAACACTAGGTATAACCCTAGTGTTATAGTCTTGTAGTGTTATCTGACCTCTCCTGTTATTGTAGGTGCTGGTATAGTAACTTTCAGCTCTTCATTATCTATCTGTCCTATACCTAGTGGTTTAACAGCCTCTGTAGCCTCTATATGAGCATTATCACTATAAATAGACTTACTATCCATACTATTAGTATTACCGCCTCCAGTAGTCTCTACAGCCTCTTGTGAGAGTGATTCAAATGTAGCGTCTATACCTAATAAGAATATCTGTTTTCCAGTACATAATGTAGTATCATAACTTTTAGCATACTGTACTACTGCTGTAGTCACAGGTGTAACAACTTCACCTACTATCTCTTCTTGTGGTGATATAGTACATACACCTTTTATAGGAGAGATACAAACAGCGGCTCGGGGTATAGTATACTGCATATGTTTACCATGTATAGCGTTTATAAAATCATTACCTTTAGCTGATACCTCAACATAGTCATCTTCTAATGGAAATAACCCCCCTTCAGTTATCATCATTAGACCACTCTGTGTCCTGAGTACACTTGGGTTATTATATTTAATACTTATCGTCTTAGCGTCATCAGCGCCTACTACACTATGTGTGGTGTATGAAGTTAACTTGTTAAGTATGTTGATATAACTATTTAATACATTTTTAACTTCTTCCGTATTATCAATCTGGTAACCTGTAAAAACCTCCATAAGCACACTTATAGATTTAAGTATATCGTATGTGTTAGGTACATCATACTCGATATCTTCTAAAAGTAGTAGTTCATCTATAGTCTTAGGTTGACCATCAGGTGATAAGTTATACTCTTCATGAACTATATTCCTATTCATTAACACTTTAAGGTTAGCACTAACTATGAAGTTCTCAGCATTAGCGTCTGTCAACCATACTAGTTTATAGTAGTCAAGGTATTGTGTTATATACTCTTGTACTTCTATAGGCAACCTAATCAAACCACTTATATCTTGTGGTAGCTCATCATGTAGTTTATCAAATAGAGGTTTATTATATAAATCATCCCATATATTGTCTCTATGTAGTGTAAACTGGTCTTTATCTGTAGTTAATATTGTACTGATATTATATTTAGTTACAGGAGTCACCATGCCATTGGCTAACATGAGTAACTTTATCAACATCAAGAATCCTGTTCTAGGTGAGATGTTATACACTTGTCCGTTGTTAGGTTCTGTAAAATCTAACATGCTATTATAGTTACCTCTCTTAATAGATAACGCCCATATATCCATAGCTATATTAGCTTGATCTGAACCACCTATTTGGAATGTCTTATTAACATTCAGATCTAGTATCTTAGTCTTAACATCATCCACTAACGATTGTGATACATCTTTAGTTATCTTCTTAGTATAATACTCAATTACCGAACTAGATGTCACCAAATCTAATGTCTTATCTGTAGTCATTTCTAGGTTAACTACAGATGTTATATCAGACACTTGACCATCATCGAAAGTATAGCTATTATTAAGAGGTTGTGTTACTGTAACTAGTTTCTTATGTTGAAAAGCAGGTCTCGTTTTATCTAGCTGCTGTACCTCTACTTCTCTTATATTAGGTTTCCTTAATACAAACTCCCCTAAACCTATATTGTTAGCACCGAAGACCTTTTCAGCTATTAGGCGGAATGTCTCCTCTTGACCTACATTCGTAGTTAATCTATTTATATTTCTATATAGCCAATAGAGCGTCTCTTTGTTAACAACTGATAAGTCTTGCCATATAGATATTCTACTACTAAAGAACATCTCTAGATGGAAACTATGCACTTCAGCAGTATTGACTTTACTCAACCTTAGATTCTGTATCTTGTTAGGTAAACTACAATATAAGACAGCTAACAGTGAAGCTAGGTATAGTTCATCAGTTATACCATACTCTACAACATGCCATCTATTGAAATAGAGTTTGATGTATGATTCTAGTTCCCTGATTAAACTATATTCACTCTCTTCTACTAGAGTTCTATTATAGTTCAATATAGTACCAGTTTCAGCCTCTATAGCAGTATCTATATCGACAGGGAATAAACAACCATGTATGAATAATATATCATCTGGATAAGTTGCGATAAGTTCATCGTAATAGTTACCTAGTTTTAGTAACTCAGAATGACTATAAGTGTACTCTTTAAATAGTTCTTGACTCAGTAGAGTCTTGTTACCAGTCTCGAGTAGTGTTATCATAACATCATTATTAGTTGGATGTATCTTACCAGCTAAGTTCATATAGTATTTCCATTGTCTCTTATCGCTAGGTACTACACTATTAGTTGCTATCATAACTCCGTTGTTCATAGCTCTAGCTACTTCATCAACTTTTATGATTATAGTTTTAGCTAAATTGATAGTCTCAGTAATATTATTTGCTAGATTCATATAGTTCTCCATTATTTATTAATATATAGATTTAATGAAAGGTAAGCTATTTATTAAATATAGCTACCAGATATCATAGAAGATAAGGAAAAAGAATATGAAAAAGATCGTACCTAAAGTACCTAGTATAACTAACATGCCACCTCACGCGGAAGCACTCGTAAGTAAGTTAAGAGAATCGACAACTCCAAGTGACGCTAATCCTACTTCTTCTAATCTTCCTAATATAGCAGCAGCGACTAGTAAATCTATAACTAACAATGAAGATATACTAAAGTTATTCCCTGACACTAATTTAGCTATACAGATTGTGACTTCATCAATATTAAGTCCTAATGATATGCTAACAGCTAATGTCTTAACATATAACTTAGCTAATGATTTAAAAATCCCAGGAGAAGTTAAACAGTTGTTAACAGATACGGTTAAGAAGCATATCGACGAACACTATGACTTGAACGATAAACTCAACACTATAATAAAAGAAGGTATGTTTACTAAGGGAGCGTATATCGAAGCAGTTATACCAGAAGCTACTTTAGATGATTTAATCAACCCTGCCGTAAAAGATGGCGTAGTGTCAACTGAATCGATCGACCATAGTTTCGGTAGTAGTAAAGATTGTAAATTTGGCTTTATAGACCCTATAGAGAGGGTTACAGAGCTTAGTTTAGAGAGTGCTCAGAATTTCGCACATATGACTATAGATAACACTAAGACACAGAAACATACTACTGAGTTTATAGCAAGTGATTTAGGTATAGCGATAACAGATAATCCTACTATTCTTAACATACAATCACTTAAAGAGAAATTTGTTTCGCAGCGAGCTACGGCAGGATACCACCATAACACTATAGCAACTGAAGATGATGTAGATTTATCAAGTTATTTTAAGAGTGGACAGATGGCTTCAGAGGATAAAGGAGAGTATGTTCAAGCTAAAACTGAAGATGAGTTATTAAGACACTCTGTCGGTAAACCATTAATTCTTAAGTTACCTACACAATCTGTAATACCTGTACATGTCAAAAGTTCACCAGAGAGACATCTAGGGTATTTTGTGTTATTAAATAACCATGGAGTACCGATAGATACGCAAGCCGACCTTAATGTAAGTGAAGAAGATATGACTAACACTATGCATGACAATAAACTCAAAATCATATCTAAAGCTAAAGAGGCTTTGACAGGTATAGTTAAAGAGAATTTAACACTTAAAAACCTTGAAGCTATGTATAGTGAGATAGTTGAAAGAATGCTTAAAAACTCTCTAGCTAATGGTTCTTATTCAGACTTAGCAGATTTACAGAATAATGCTGAAATATATAGAGTTATGTTATATAGGGCTATGCAAGCTAGAGATACTAAAATACTATTCTTACCATCAGAGGTAGTTAACTATTACGCATTTGACTACAGAAAGAACGGTACAGGTTGTTCGTTGTTAGAGAAAGTAGGTATGTTATATAGCATGCGTTCTATACTATTATTTAGTAGGCTTATGGCAGAAGTTAAGAATTCTACTACTAACACAGAAGTATCTGCTACTTTAGATAATGCTGACCCTGACCCAGAGAAAACTATGCATCGTATTATGCAGGAGGCGCTCAAGACTAGGCAAGGGTCATTACCTATAGGTATGAGTAAAATAGATGATTTAGTAGACTGGGTTCATAACTCAGGTTTTAGTTTTAAATTCAAACATAGTAGTTTACCAGATATGGAGATAGAAAGTACTGATAGCACACCCTCTAAAGCACTACCTGATATGGCACTCGGTGAAACGGTCGAGGAGATGATAGTTGCTTCATTCGGGCTAACAATGGAGATAGTGAAATCTGGATATAGAGAAGATTTCGCAACTACAGTAGTCTCTAAGAATCTACTATTCGCCAAAAGAGTTATAGCATGGCAGAATACATTATGTGGTATGATTAGTAGTCATGTTAGGTGTTATATTAAGGGTGATATGATGTTACAAGATAAACTAACAGCTATTATAACAGAACACTCTAGTCAGATACTAAAGAAGATAAATCATGGTATTAAAGATAAAGCGAAACAGGTAACTATTAAACAGTTAAACTCGTATCTAGTAAGAGAGTACTGTAACAATATGACCGTATCACTTCCTAAACCTGAACTATCAGAAGCTCAGGCTATGAAAGATGCATTTGAAAATTATAAAAGTACTATTGACGACTATCTAGAACTACTGATATCAGAAGATTCTCTACCAGCAGATATTATGGGAGATATATCATATTCACTTGATTCAGTTCGTAGTATTATTAAAGTTATACTTATTAAGAACTTTATGAGTACTAACGGATACTTACCTGAACTACATCAACTATTAATATTAGATAATGATGGAACACCTGTTTCAAACGCATTGAATGATTTCGCTGAATATTCTAAAGGGTTGAGTGATGTTATATTGCCATTCTTGAAAAACAATCAGTCACTTGTAAATAAGATAGATAAAAAGATTAATAAAATCCTAGATGGTGAAGTAGATGACAGTAAAGATGATGACAGTAATAACGAGCCTGAAGGTACCCCAGAGGTCACTGATCCGATAAATGAAGGAGATATCGAAAAATAAAAAACTATGCCATATATAGCGTGTGAGCGCTATATATGTAGTAGGTATGTATTTACTTAGTTATTATAAAGTTATTACTCATAGTTTTATAGATAGAGTACTTAATGATAGACCCGTCACTATCCGCAACTGCTAATTCTGTTTCACAATCATGATCTAACTCATCTTGCACTTTCATCATATCCGATATCATCAAATACAGTTCTTCATGTGAGCTAGGTGTTACTGTACGCGCGCCACTTTTACAGTTACGCTCAAGGTCTGCGGCATAGTATCTATTATCTGTACACAATATAGTTATCCCATGCTCTATATCCCATACTATGCATTTATCGTCTTTTTCAAAGATGATATTCATACCTTGTAACATATCTTCGATTTTCGCTATAGTCTTTATTATAGCTTGTCGCTGTTTTGTATTGTTTATAGCAGGTATAGTTTCAGTTATTAACTCATTAACATCGTTAAATTTCTCGAGATATATGTTAGTAGGTGTGTATTTTAAATATTTATTCACCATCGTTAAAAGCTGTCTATTGAGTATCTTGACTATAGTGCTATTGCTATATTGTTTAAACAATATAACATAATCTTGAAGCTTATTCGTCGCTTTAAATGCTTTGATAAACACATCAGGCTCTATGTCGGCTTTAGTAACTATACTTTGATGTTTCTCTGTGTGATATATAGCATTATTAGTACCTTGTACACAACAGAAATATCTCATAAGACCATACATATCAAACTTAACTAATTCTGGTGGGTCTATAGTCTTATCATCAGCAAGATTAAGTAAGACTATATCTTGCGTATACATGTCACTCGAAGTTTCATTACCTACAACTTCATATTCAAAATACTTACCTAAATCCTTTTTAACAGTTTTTAACCCATCAGCTAAGAATATAGGGTATTCACTACCCTCCACTGGTGTCTGTTTAACTGGAACTGGTGGTGTTGGAGGAGTAGGCGGGACTGCGTTCATTTGATTAACACTGTTACTACTAGTAGTATTAGGTGGAGTGAATCCATTAGTCGGTTGACCATAGGTTGTTGTAGGTTGAACTGGTTGGGTGTTATTATTAGGATATCTACGTCCGCCGGGGTTAACTGTTGTTGGTGTGTTATAACGAGGGTCTACTGTCGGCATTCTCTGGAACGCATTAGTGTTATTAAACCCACCCTGACCCATCTGGTTGTACGATTGCGTATTACCAGGATATGTTTGTCCAGGGTATCCTGTTTGATCTCTATTAAAACCTGTTTGTGGCATACCACCTGGAGTTGGTATAGATTGTCCAGGATACATAGTATTCTGGTTGTACATAGCATTCTGATTAAACCCATTAGTAGGTTGTCCATATGTTGGATTCATTTGACCATTACCCATTGAGTTTTGGTATCTATTAAGAGTTTCAATCTTTTTATTAATGTTGGCTATAATAGCATTATAGTTAGGGTCCGCAGGTGTCATATATTGCAGTTGATTTTCTAGTGCAGATATTTCACTTTGTAGTTGTTGTAAATTATTCAATGGTTATCCTTTTTATTTTTAATTAAATCGAGTCATCTACATCAAATACTTCTAACGCAGGAGGTGCGTGTTCAGTATCAGATGATTGACCTAATTGATGGTCTAGTTTATTTATGGTACGCTGTAAATCTGCAGGTATTTCAAACTTCCCCGAAGTTGTAGAATACTTAACAAATAAGTTAAAACGATATCTTGGTGTAGGTGCTGGTTTTGTTAAGAAAAGTATGCTACCAAATACCAAATCCTCACCTCTCAATGTTCTAACAGTTTCTGGGAACTGTGATTTATTACCTCTCTGTACACCTTTTCCTTTTGATTGCATATCTTCAGCATGACTCGTTACATCATACCCGTTCGAGTTACACGAACTGCTTAACCATTACAGTTAACAACTACAGTTGTCTGTAGAGGAGTTTAACACTGTTGAGACTATATCTTCACTACTACATAGTGTCTATTGTTTCCATTTAAGGGATTAACACCCACTCACTTGAGCCGTACTCCCTGACATAGGGATAGTCGTTGAACACATACCTTTAACTTAAATACTAAGGTACTTCGCTGCGTCGGTTCCGCCCAAATGATGAAGTTGTCACTATGCCTTATTCTATTATTACAGTTAAGGTATTATACTAAGTTTCTTAAGTATAAGTAGTATTCATCATGTTACAGGGGTTCCCGCAATTAAATAGATGCTAGGTAGTTAAGCTACCAAAGACCAATTTTGATCTTCTAGGATACAGGTAACAGGTAGGTACTTGCTATCAGAAGTAGCGTTAGCTGGCACAACCGCTAGATTAGTAGCTTGGCTTCTTACTAATGAAAATATCTTCTTTGCGGATATGTCATTAGACCATATCTTTTTAAACTCTCGTAAGACAATATCTTTCCTTGCACTCCTTTTATTTAGATTGAGAATGACGCGATTAAAACCTAATATAAAGTCGTATAATAGGTAATATAGTATATCTAAATACCTTGAATGTATGTCGTTATTATAATCTTTAGTTAGTAAAGAGTTATATTGCTGTAGTACGACTGCTATCAAGTCGAAAAAGTCTTCAACTACTATACCGCTATCCTGCAGTTTCTGTATGATAAGAGAGTCCATATAACTATCGCACGATACAAAATGGTCGTCAATATCTGCAATGATTCTGTCTATAGAGTATGCGTTCTTATAGACTACTCTACCTAACAGTATTCTCCAATACATCTTCTCTTCTTCAACCTGTCCGCTGTTATATAGACTCACAAAGTCGTCAGCATAATTTAAGATGTCTTGTGTGTAGATGATACCTACAAACAGATTATCTATAAATGCATTATAACCAGCTTCTTTCGATATAACTAGTTTTAGATCGTGTCCTACATAGTTAAGTGTTTTCAACCCACGAGGTTTGATTTTCGTACTCTCATATACATGGTGCGTAGTTCTTAGATGGTCGACATTATCAGTTGTGACTATTACTTCAGTATCTTTATAGTATCTCCTCACAACTTCTCTAAGGCCATATTTACCACATAAATATAGTGATGGGGAAGTTAATGGTTTACCTATATGGTCACTAACTTTAGTTCGTAATATATCGGCATATATCACAGACTTAGCACATCTCATACCATCTACTATGATATTCTTATACATACGCTTATAACTAATCTTATCTTTCAGTAAACGCACAAAGACTATTCCTCCATTAGGACTTATCACACTATCTGATAACACCTGTGGTATAGTATACGCAGTTTGACTAACATAAAATATGTTACCTGGCCCAGCGAATGGTAGATATATGAACTTATCAACCTCTTCGCCCTTATATTTAAATGTTAATTTAAATAGTGTAATATCAGTTCTAGATAGGTCATAAACTGACCTCCTGTTTCTACTCATATAGGTGTACTCTTCAATAGGAGTCAATCGTCTATAACCTATGTACTCTAAATCAGCAACACCTGTTGTAGATGACTTAGGTATAGTTAAAGACTTTATAGCAGATTTGAATATACTATCTAGGTAATCGGGAGCAGTTTTCAATATTGCGCTAGCACTACCTTCAGTAGTATCTTTATTGAATCTCGGGACATTATTATCTATTACCTGTTTTAAAATGTCATTCATCACCAACCTTTTGTTATAGTATTAATTTCGGTATAACTTTAGATATGTAATCGATTCCACCTCTGTGAATATCAGCATTATGTTTCGCTAATATTCCAGCTATCTCCATTCGGAACTTCGATGTATTAACTATGCTTTCATATCTAGTTTTCTTTCTAATATTCGTTAACTCTAACTCTTTCTTCCGCACATCTAAATTACCTATATTAGATTTTTGTTCTAATATTTTAACTTCGTGTTTATGTTTAATTTTACACATCTCGGCATCTTTATTTATCTTCATAGCTTCGTGATTTATCTTCTTCTCTTCGATACCAATCTTAGCTCTTTCTAAAGCGACTTTCTGTAACTGTAGTGTAACTTCAGGGTTACCACATGCTTCAGCGGAGGAGAGGTCGTTATAGATACCAAACTCTTCGGCAGCATCACTGAGAGATGACCTACGGGAGGATACCAATACAGTGTTTTTATACCATTTGAACCTGATACCTTCTAAACGATTCTCATCTTTAGTAGGTACTAAAGTAGTTATTACATTACCTACTTGGAAGTATCTGACATCGTTACTATGATTATCTATTACCTCTATCTCTATAGCGTTTCTCGTTCTCACTCTTCTACTACTACTCTCTTTATGTCGTAAACTATGCGGGTGTATAGTGTTACCATATACCATACCATTAATTATTAGTATGTCTGTTTTATCTACATATACATGTAGATAGTCATTAATCTCACTAGATGGTATGAATGTAATGAGTCGTATAGTGATTTCCATATTTCTATTATGTACTCCTACTTTTATCTTATTCTGTATAGCCTTTACAACCTCTTCATCGTACTCTAGATTATGAGTATGTATATAGTAGTCGAATAGGCTATGCATGTTGATACTACCATCATTGTGTATGGTATAATAGTCTATAATGTAGACACCTTCTTCCTTACCAATCTTAGGTAATTGAGACTGCTTTAAAGACTCTTTCTTTCTTATAGGGACTATGATATTGTTACTGAACATTGCTGTTAACCCACTACCCATAGTGCTGAATAGATATTGACCACGGTCAGTTTTACCATAATCCTTATCTTGGCTATAGTTTGAGGTGTTATTAAATATATCATCATCGGCATTACGATGCGAGTTACATAACTGAATATAGTTTACCCCCACATGTGTCTTAGTATACATACACACTCCTTGATTCCTTGGTTTATTTATTACTTCTCTAATTGAATAATATATGGGTTTAAATAAATGTGTTTAATAACATATGCGGTCAATATACATACTACTGTACATAGAGTACAGTAGTATGTAAGTTTAACTATGAAACCGCGTGGTGATTTTGTGTAATCTTACTAAAGACCTTCGAAATATCTGCATTGATAACACCCATAACTGGGATATGTACAATATGTCTAAATCTTGGATTAGTTTGTAGGAATCTTGATGTACTACCATTTATAGTTTTCTGTACATCTGTAGTTACAGCAGGACTCCATGCACAGTTACCAAAGTTCAATGGATGAACTGAATTTCTATCCTTACCGAAGACACCGAACGAGATAAAGATTCTGCCAGCTACCTTTTTAGATAATGTTGACGCAACTTTACCGCTGAACATACCACCTAACTCTACATGCCCTTCTGGGTCATCTGTTAATAGTGTTTTAGTATATTCATCACAACCTATAATAATTTTAACTGCATTAGCAGGAACACCTAACGATTGCATAGCATGTGCATAACCAGATTGTGTATATAAATCAACTGCCATAAGTTTGATATTGTTAACTAACGCTGCTCTTATATCAGCTAATCTATCTTTAGACGATAACGAATCTATTACAGTCGATAGATTAATAGACTCTTCTCTATAACATAACTTTAGATGGTGTGAGCCTATACCAGCGACCTGTGGAGAGATATTAATATTGTTATTATAAGCATTTCTCAATCTTTCAGCCTGTTCAACTACTGCGTTAGTTGCAGCTATAGATGTTTTGATTGATGTTACATTTATTTGGTCTGCTAACCTATCAATATCTGAACCAACTGTATTACCTGTAGCACCGATTACACTTAAACCAACTTTAGTTGATACAGGATAATTAGTAGTAAAACTCTCTTGTGTTAATATCTGACCAACAGTTCTTAAGTTAGAGTTTGTTCTATAACTATCTACATCGTAACCAACAATTTTGAATGAATCAGCAACAGCTTTAATAGCGATATAAACTGGGTCAGTACTTAATAAAGCATTACCTGCAGCATCGTAAATATTGTTGATGTTAAAATTTAAACCAAATACTGATAAAGCTGAAGTTTGTGTATGGCAACTACCATGCATCTTAACACCCATATCAATAGTGTGGTCTGGAGCTAACTCTGCTAAAATAGCTGATGTAATACCTTTAACAGTTTTGCTCGTTGTAGTTAAGCCGTAATTAGTTATCTGGAAGTTTAGAGCTAACTCTTCAGCTGAACCTTGTGTAGTGGCAGCAAAGTTATTGTGGTTATATATATTAGTATCGATGTCGAACATTTCTGTAACAGTTGTTGTTCCGTTACTACCAGTTAATGTAAAGTATAACTTAGCTAGACTTATACTAGAAATGATATCCGTATTATCCATACTTCCTTTAGCTAATGTTGCATCAGATTGTGAAATACCTAATAATGATACTTCTTTACCTATAGCAATAGGTGCAGTGATAACTTCTTCACCAGTACTATTATTTAAATATTCATATCCAGTAGCGAACATATTAGCATTTTCAGTTCGTTTTACAGGAACTATCTTACTTTGCTCTATTTCAAATGTACTTTGCTCTCTAATAGCCTCTGTTAAAGATACTTTATTCACATTAGCACCATTTGTCTCACCCGAGATATCGTGACTGTACTGTGTAGTTATCGATGTAACATTAGTAGTTATAGTTAAACCTGCGGCTGTCGGGTCAAGTGTTATAGTTGGTAAGAATAACTCACCAAAAGCATCTTGTGTCTGCATTAAGTTAGATACAATCGAATAAACTAGTGCGTTTTCCCAGATAGCACCATCGTATGATTCTCTAGCAATCACAGAACCACCTGTCCCTGGTTCTTCTATAGCTAGTAATGTGTTACCATTATCTTTAAAACCTTGTGTCTGTAACTTCGAAACACCCATTGGACTTGTATAAGGCACAATATCACTAGCGGCAGCCATCTGTGCTTTAGTAAATTCTATTTTTTCTCCACTTTCTGTACTGACCGCTAAACCATTAACAGTACTTAAAATGATATCCCCTACTTCACCTACATTACCAGCAATTAATTGTTTTGATTCATCATCTGCGTCTTCTCTAGCTATTAATAAATTAACATCTGTTGCTGATGTACTCATACCTGTTTTTAACTCAGTAACTAGAGTTTGGATATGTTGAGTTGATATTTGTTGCATAAAAATTCCTCTATTTGTATTATTATTTACGATCCCGAAGCCTGAGAATGGTATTTAAAGTATAATGTCGAATCACATAGTTAACGGACACTATACCCATGTCATATAAACATGTTTCTTGGAAATATTTTATCTATTATACATTTTTCAAAAAAGCTGTTACTATATTAGAGTTATTACTTCGAGTCTCTCCGAACTTAGTATAAACTTGATTTAGAATATGTACCCTTAATAAGTGTTTAGACTTATCACTAGTCATAAGATTAGTAAAACCTTTATGTAGTATTACGAATAGAGTATTCGGTCCCGCTACGAACGAACAAATCTGTTGTTTAGCTTTATCCTCATTATTTAAGAACACCAAATTAGTATTTGTTTTATATTCAGTATCATTATAAAGGTCATATAAAATACGACTTGAAGCTATCAAGTCGTATGGTGCAGTGTGATGAAATTCTAAATTTGTGAAGAAGTTAGATAGGTTAACCTCATTATAGCGTGGGTAGTGGTCATTGTATGTAACAAATAACTTTTCTGTTATTATCCTATGCCCCGTTATCCAATCGCTTATATCACTAACTGATAATTTAGCTGTTATCATATCTTGGACTTTATTCATACTTTTCGACCTAGGGTCATTATAGTGTCTTATTGCTTTTTCATAGGTAGTAGCACTATCTGCTATACTATCAAGTTCTTGTAATGTTAAATTATTAGACTTGAGTGCTGTCACAATGTAATCAGGTACCCCTACAATGTTAACAGGCTTTTGATTATTTATCATATAGTTTTCCTTTCTATATTTAATATGTTGTTATTATGAAATACGACTCATTAAAACTTATAAAGTCGTAGTTTAGTTAGAGACATATTGCACATAACTTAAAATGAATATTATAAGATAAAGGCTAACAATGAATAATGCTACAATAAGTCTAGAGTTATTGATAAAATGTATAACTCTTATGCATAGAGAATGTTTATTACATAAACCAGAGACTGAAGATTTAGGTAAACCAACCGATAGCTCACTCTCATTAGTTCGTTCTACTATTGAACTATTTCCAGATACTAATAACAAAAGTTTAGTTGGTGGTGATACGAACGTGTTGCATGACCTAAAACGACTTGTTCTAGATATGTCTAGTGACCCAAAGATATATGATAAGACGTCACTTATAGAGGCTATAAGAATAGCCTTAGGTACGCATAGCTTAATACCTGCTATCGAGAAGAATATCAATAGCGTACTAAGTCCAGTTGAATTAAGAATAAGTATTCGTTCGTTATATAAACAAATAGATAATGTACACAAAGAGAGAGGTATTAGAAACCTATTATCATCAGCATCGTATAAACTAAACGCAGGTTTAAATAAGAATGATGGCGATATACAAACATTTGTAGCGAGACTGGCTGAAAAGATATCTTCTTTAGCAGGGAGTCAAGGTCAAGCTAATGAAGGTATAGTAGATGAGATAGATATGCATAACACTGATCAACTTAACACAGTTATGGACAGTGTTAAGAGTGATCGTGAAGGTACTACGAAGTTACTAACGGGATGGGGTAAGGTTAACAAGATGGTTAACGGGGGGTTTAGGAGAGGTGAACAGTGGGTCATATCTGCATTACAACACAACTATAAATCAGGGTTCTTACACTCATTATTTGTTCAATTAGCAACTATTAATACACCAGTGTTAACAGACCCCAAGAAGAAACCCTTAATAATATTATTCAGTTTTGAAGACGATGTTAATATCATTACGGAGTTCTTATATAGGTATATGTATTATAGTGAACATCAAGCTGTACCTGATTTATCTAAGGTTACTGGTAAAGAGATTGGTGAGTATTTAACTAAGGGGTTGAGTAAGACAGGTTATCATGTTAAAATACTAAGGATTAATCCGTCAGAATGGAGTTATCGTGACCTATTTGACAAGATATCAAGTTATGAGTCACAAGGTTATGAGATACATGCTGTGTTGATAGATTACTTAAGTAAACTACCTACTATAGGTTGTGATAGGTCAGGTGCGTCTGGTACTGATGTAAGGGATCTATTCAATAGAGTAAGGAACTTCTGTGCTAGTAAAAATATACTTAACATAACACCACATCAAGTCTCTACAGAAGCATTACAACTTGTCAGGAACGGTGTTAGGAATATGGAGTTCATAACTGAACTATCTAATAAGAACTACTATAGTGAGTCTAAACAAATACCTCAAGTTGTAGATGGTGAGATATATATAACTAAAGGTAGGATTAATTCTAAATGGGCTCTGTTCATAGGTAAGGGTAAACACCGAACACCTATCATTACTCCCGATGTAGACAAACAAGCTATATTATACTTCCCGAAGAATGCACCTATTCCTCCTGATGGTTTATCTGATGCAGTAGATGATGAGGGTGTTGATACAGCTACGGAGAATACTGAAGTAGTGATTGATGATAATTTTGATTTCTAGATACTTATAACCTATAGTAAGGGGTAGTTCCCTTACTATAGATGTTATTGGTTATGTTATTGAAATTGTGTCACTTTTACACCATGTTCTACTAACAGTTCGATACCAGTTCTATCACTATAACTATCTTTATATATAACCTGTTTAATACCGCTCAGAGCTATTAATTTAGCGCAAATAACACATGGACTAGTAGTAACATACATAACACCACCTTCAAGCTTATAACCCTTCTTACAAGCGTACATTAATGCTACTTGCTCAGCATGCATAGTTGTATCTAATGTTTTAGATTCTAACTTACTTATATCTACTTGTGGTATATACGCTATATCTCTACTACAATCACACTTTTTATTATACTCCACTCTACTATTTACCCTATGCCGCTTCTCACAACTTTCACATGTGATATGGTACTCCTCACACTCTCCGCCATCTAAAGTTCTATTATAACCATATAAGGGTCTAGTATCATTAGGTCTCATGATGACGCAACCTACTTTTCTTCTCTTACATTTAGATAACTCCGCGTAGTATATCGCTTGACTCATCATTTCGTTATGTTTAACTTTAGTAATTCCATCTATATGCATTATTTAAGTTCCTTTCAGTTTTTAATTTCAGTAATATAACACTTTTAGTTATTTTAATTAATATAGTAACTCTATAATATTTATAACACTTATTAATTTATGAACTGGACATCTAAAGAGTATTAAGAATCTATAGAGTAATTAAAAGGATAATAAAGTATGAATGTACAAAAACGAAATGGGAATTTAGAGGCTATTAATTGGGAGCATATTGCTAAACAGACAAAGTTAGCTTGCGCAGGGTTAAGTGGTGTATCGCATACAGTATTAGAGAGAGCTATAGCTCCAGAGATAGTAGATGGTATACCCACTACTTCTATACAAAATATGTTGATAACTAAAGCTAGTAATAGAGTGTCAGTAGATGAACCTAATTGGACATATGTGGCTAGTAGGTTAATGCTATATTCACTGTACCATGAAAGTAAAAGAAGATACTTTGGGAATAATAAACAACATGGTGATGTCTACCAACAAATCAAGTTAGAAGATGCTTTTCTAAAATATAATAAAAAGTATAATTTAACACAAGAAGAGACTAACTTGTACGACTGGGATAAGTTAAATAAACTTATAATAGTAGAGAATGATTACCATTATAATTACCTTGCTATGAAATCATTAATGACTAGATACTTACTATCTGTTAAAGGTGAAGTTGTGGAGCTACCACAACATATGTTAATGTTCACAGCTATGGTGTTAGCTAAGAAAGAAGCACCAGAAGATGTCATGTATTGGACAGAACATTTCTATAATGTGTTATCTAACGGAGAAGGGTTGTTAGCTACACCATCGTTAGCTAAGCTAAGGATTAAAAATGGTAACTGTTTTAGTTGTGCGGTAGGTTACACGCCTGATAGTATTGAAGGTATCTTCGATAGTTATAAATTCCAAGCTTTGGGTTCTAAAGCTGGTTGCGGTTGGGGATGGGACTGGAGTAGAGTACGAGCTAGCGGGAGTACGATAGAAGATAAACCTGGCGTAGCAGGTGGTGTTATACCATTTTTATCTTTAGAGAATGGGGTCACAATTGCTGTTAATCAACTAGGTGTTAGATTAGGGGCTATCAATGCGGGATTAGAGTGTTGGCATTTAGATATATACGCATTTATCGAGTTGAAGAAAGATGGAGGTTCTTATAATAGAAGAGCTAAAGAGTTAACTATATCTTGTAGTATGTCAGATGAGTATATGCGACGAGTAGATAATGATGAAGATTGGACATTATTCGACCCATATGACACTAATGACTTATGCGATTTACATGGTGATGCTTTTAGTGCAAGATACAGAGAGTATGAGAGAGGTCATATAGATGGTACTATGGTGTTCGCTAACCAACCAATTACGATTAAAGCAAAAGACCTGTGGAAAAAAGTACAAAGGTCAGCATTCGATACTGGTTATCCGTTTATATTCTTTAAAGATACTGTTAATAAAGATATAACACCAGAGATATCTACAGAACATGGTATTGTTAATTCTGGTAACTTATGTATGGAATATCTATCACCTATCCCTAAGGATAGTAATGTAATAACACTGTGTAACTTAGGTAGTATAAATATTAATAAAGTTAACACGGTTGAGGATATGAAGAGGGTTATACCTATCATGACGAGAATGTTAGATAATGTTATAGATATCGCACATTATGCTATACCTAACTCTAAAGATACACAACTAAAGAGAAGAAGCATAGGGCTCGGAGTAGTTGGTGAAGGTGAGTTCATAGCTAATAAAGGGATGATGTATGGTAGCGAGGAGCATCTAGAATGGATAGATGGTTATTATAAGATGTTCAGCGAGTTATCTGACCAAGCCTCGTTAGAGTTAGGTAATGAGAGAGGAGAGTGGAGCGAAGGTGAAGGGTATAGGAATATGCATAGAAGAGCCATAGCACCTACATCATCTATAGCTATTCTAATGGACACAACTAATGGACACGAACCATGTTTTGATAAGATATGGTTAGAAGATAACGATTTAGGTAAATTCCTAATGACGGCACCGCATATCAATCCAGATAACGCACCCTATTACATCAATGCTTATGAAGTAGACCAAAAGATGTTTGTAAGAACAACAGCTGTCCGTGGTAAGTATATTGATATGGGTATTAGTCACTCTATGTATTTCGTACCAGAAGAGTCTAGTGGGAAAGAGATTTTCGATACATATATATTAGCTTGGAAATTAGGTTTGAAGACTACTTATTATTTAAGAACTAGATCAGCTAAGGCTAATATAACAGGTGTTGAGGGTGAAGAGGTATTACATGTATCT